AAGTGGTATCCGGGAATTTCCGGAGGAGTGGGCAAGGCTTCTTGGATCCACTCTGATCGGAACATCCTACGACGCTCCTCGCTGCTTGCTAGTTGATCATCCGCAGGTCGTGCTCTGTCGTCTTGCATTGCGCGAGACTCGCGACCACCGGCGTTTAGATTCTTTTTCAGACGTTCATCTTTCATGATTGGCCTCTCTGACTACGGTCATATTCCACAAATTTCTGGATCATTTTCTGGCGTGATTTAGGGTCTTCCCACATACCAGCTTCCTTGATAGCACGGACTCGCTCGGGTGAGAGCCTAAACTCTCCCGGGCGGGCAGTACTCGAAGCTTCACGACCAGTTCCAGTTTGCACGGATCGAGGCGTCCTCGGAGAGGACTGTCTGGTTTCAGTGGCTCGATTATACCTGTGAGGCAAATACTTTGTCAAGCGGTCGTCGAGTTCGTCCCAGTACTCGTCGGTGGTCGGATCCCACCCCTCTTCCGCCAAAGACTCGTCGATCTTGGTCGCGACGGCAGAGTCGGTATCCCTTCCTTCTGGGTCGTACCATTTATTCCGCTCCATCCATGCTGCCGCCTTTCGCTGCATTCGAATGTCGGGTGCCTTAGGAACGTTAGCATTTTGCGCATCCTGCGACGTCGCCTTCTTCCTCATACCCTCGAGGGCTTCAATCTGCCGACGAGCCTCGTACCACTGTTCCTGAGCTTCGGCCAGCGCTTGACCATTGCGGGCGTCAGTAGCCTCGGCCATCCGGACCTTGGCATATTGCAAGCGAAGATTTGCGTCCTCGATAGCCTTTTCCATCCGGGCCATATCGGCACCGGCTGACCGCTTCTCGAGAGCCGCCAACCGCTCGGCCATCTCAGTATTTTGCCGCTTGAGCGACTCGATCAGGTGATTAGACTCGCGGGCTTTCTCTCGGTGGAGCTTCTTCTTGAGCTTCCTCTCCTCGCGCCGCGCCGCCCGAATGGCTTCACGCTCATCCTCTGTGCGGCCAGCAGCCTGCGCCTCCTCTTCATCACGCTGTGCATCGCCATCGTCGTCAGAATCATCATGGTCGTCATCAGAACGAGCACTGCCACCATCAGCCATTTTAGCGTCATCAGCAGCAGTCCCATCTTCGAGTCCCTCGATTTTGACGATCGCAGAGCCGTCTACATCCTCGGCGACCTGCATTTCCATCTTATCAGTCTGGTTCATATCCGCCTCGCTCATAGGAATGCTTTGACATTCAACGGATTACCAGTAACCTTGGCGATTACCTCGTGATCGTTGAAAATCGAAAATAGCGCCGACTCATCATCACTAATCGGCACCTCCCAACGGTCGCCACCCCATTTAGGCATACGAACATAATCGCCTACCTCGACCCAGTGGCCTTCGGGCCAAGGTTCTAGGGTGTCGCGTTTTTTGAACGCAAGCGGACCAACCGCGATGACCTTCGCCACCTGATTGTTCCATTTCTCGGTCTCTTTGGTCTCCTCGACTATCACAATCCCCGCCGAAGTGACCGTCTTGCGCGTTTGACGCCATTGCACAAGAATTCGACCACCAACAGGTACTGCACCCGGATCAACCTGAGGAAATGCTTCCTCGAGCGTCGCTTCATTCGAAGTCGCCGGTAAAAGGTCATTCATCTTCATCCTTTTCTTCCAAAAGGTCGTTCAAAATATCCAAGGCCATCTGTAGACCTTGGCGTTGACCTACAAGACCTCTGTAGGATTCTATGGTCGAGGCATGACCCTCGGCCAATGAATTCGCGATATCTGACTTACGCTTCTCTATCGAAGCGATCAGATCTTCAAGTACTCGCATCGATCAGTAATTGATCGGACGCGATGGGTTCGGTCCTGGGATGCCGCCCGGTGGGATGCTTTTACCGGTGTTCGGCACGTCTTGCGCCAAACGCTTATGCTGGGGTACCGCCGCCGACTGCTGGGCCTGATCCTGATTCTGAGCCATCTAAACCTCCTAATGAATTTTGTGCTTCTTGAAGCACCGACATTGCAGTTTTCTGCTGCTCGTGCTGCAAAATCGCGGCATCGTGCGTCAGTTCTGCGGATTTGATACGCTCTTGGGTTAAATTGTCTACCGCATCGAGCGCGACTTTCACCTGCATTTCCTTGAGCTTCATTAAAGCCTCGTCCTGAGCTTTCTGTTCCATGATCGAAAGCTCCTTCGCATCGCGTTGAGCGCGACGCTGAGTCTCGGCAAGCGAAGTCTCTTTGTAAACCTGATCCGACCCGTCGAGAGGCGGCGTAGGTTTGTACTGCGCGGCAGTCTGGACCATCTGCTGCAACACCGGGAGAACCTTGCTAAACACTTCTTGCGCGTCCTGATTCACGTGTTGCGATGCCAGCCCAAACAGCTTGTCTACCTGCGCGGTGATCGCAGGCATATCATAATCTTTGATTGGCGCACCCAATGCACCCTCGACGTATCCACGCATCTGTGCCGAATACCAAAGCACCAGATGCTGTTTTATGTGTTCCACCGCATTCATCATGAATGTCGGCGAGATGATTGGGTTCGAGCCATAGATCGGGTTCGCTGCAAAATCGAGGTGAGTCTGCAGGTGCGCGAGGTGGTTCTGATGCGGATACGCAAATGCGCCACGACCAAGTGACATCGCGACATTTTCTTCTGCCGCGTTGAGTTCGGTCGGCTCCGGCATGTTCGGCATCAGTTCCTTCATATTCGGAACTTTCAGCTGCTTTAGCGTGCGTTTTACGATCGCTTTCGGATCCATCACGCCGGGGTACGCCTTGTCCAGCTGGATAATCGCCTGATTCTGCGCCATCCGCTGGGTCTCGGAGAAGATGTGCGGGTCCGACACCGGAATCACGTCGGTATTGCGCACGAAATCATCACGGCGGATCGGCAGTTCAGCGACGATATCACCCTTGCGCATATCATCCAAATACCAACGATCGATGCGCCCAAGGATCTTCAGGAGTCGAGACTGTGAGTTATGCAGACGGGCATGAATCGCCGAGAATACGTGTGCACCCTGCTCGATCAACGCTTGGGTGGTACCTACTGGTGCCTGTGATGTGATGTCCGCGATTTTCTCTTCCGAAGTGGTGACCACACCCTTCGCGGCATCAGTCAGCCATCCCATGAGCTTGAATAACACTTCGCTCGGCGGGTTGAATGGCATCGGCATCGCGATCTTGCGTACATCATCCACGCCCGGTGCACCTTCGATCTCGGCCACTTGGGTGACCTCGACCTGCGTACTCTGGCCCGAAATCTTCGCGCCCTTGAGCTTGAGCATCGTGGCGGCGTTGTTAATATGCGCCGAATCCATCAATGCACGGAGTGCGCCGGTCAATGCAGCAGAAAGCCCACCAATCAAATGCGGAAAACCTACGCCAGTCGCACCACGCCATGGGATGAATTTGAATTCGATGACGTGATCCAGCTTCGTCATCGTGTCATCACCTTCTTCCCAGTTTCGATAGATGCCCAACACTTCGCGATCATTTTCATCGATCATCACAATGTACGGTGCCAACTCGCCCTTGGACACCTGATCGTCTTCGAGTTCCAGCCAAGTGTAGATATGATATACATCGCGCAAACCGTCGACATTCTCTTCTGCCGATTTGCCTTCGATCTTGGCGGTCGCCTTTTCAGGACCAGTCGGATCTGGCACCATCGATGCGCGAATTACTGATACGTCACGATACAAACCCGATGCTATGCGGCGCTCGTACTCCATCTGTGTGATGTGATGGACTTCGGTCGCACGTGGTGCAGTGTAAAAGTTCGCAGCCGAGAACGGCAAAATCATGTCGTCGATCGGGATAAACTCGGCGCACGGGCGCTTCTTCTGCTCGTCATACCAAAGCTTCATGTACTGCGAACCACCGAGCGGTAGCTGAGTCAGCATCTGCTCCATCTCATCGCGGAATTCTTCGATCTGCTCGGTCAGCTGCCAGTTCATGTAGTCGCGTTTGCGCTCTGCGACCTCGGTCTTGTCTTCGGTGGCTTCACCAAGGATGTTTGTGCGCACTGGACCGTCGGGCGGGAACAGCTCCTTGATGGCACGCGACATAAAGTCCACACACGCTTCGGCCATCACCGGGTGCACGACACGAGAGGCCCCTTGGAAATTCGCACCACCCGGCGCGTCGTGACCCAGACCGGTACGCTTGATGCCTTCTTCGTACTGTTCATCGCGCTTCTTGCGGGATTCTTTGTCCTTATCGACGTAGCTCAGATACGAGATCGCGAGCGAATGCAGCTCATTCTCAGAAACGTCCTCCGCGAGGTTGCTGTAGAATTCCTCGTCGTCGTTCGGACCCGCATTTTCAAGCTTGACTATCGCCGAACCATCGGGTAGCTCTTCAATGTCTGCCTCTTCTTCGAGCAGATTGAAGTCAATCATCATACCTTCGGTATCCTCTGGACCCTTGGGCAGCTCCTCCGGCATCGCGGGCATCAACTCATCCATGTTTTTCCTTTACACCATCGCGACCGGCGATAGCGGTTTAAAATCTAAATTCATGACATCACCCGCCAGAGTGGGGGTTTGAAGATCTGCCATATTCGGCAAAGAATCGCGGATTAACGCATACATACGATCATTGGCGTCAGGGTAAAATCCCGATGTTTCCTCAGAGGGCTCAACATCTACCGATGAACCAAAATACTTGGACCGCAATTGGTCAAAATCTATCGCACCGCCATCCGCCTTCTTGACTGGCTTGGTAGCCGTTACCGATAAATCCACTTTGCGACCAGTACCGGGCGGCATCTTGCGTCCAGCATACAATCTCGCAAGATCGAAAGGAGACAGGGTGTTGCCCATATAGTCGCCGTAATGCTCGACCGGCACGTCTACCTTGCGACCCTCATACGTGATCTGCTGAGGATTAAAATCATATTCATCCCGAATCTTGTATTCGCCGGTCTTCGCGTCACGCCCGTAGCCGAACTGGCCAAGCGATTTGGACAACGATGGACGGGGTGGCATCCGACCACCAATCAGACTGGCACCCGATGCGCGGCGGCGATCACCACCCGGAAGCTCGTCGTAATCCTTGTACCGGATTGATCCTCGGCCCCGCCCACCAGTCGCGGCCTCTTTCTGCGCAATGATGTTCTGCAGTTCAGCCAGTTCGGCCTCATCGAAATCCTTCGCGGTGATCGGGTCGCGGCGGTTACGGGCAAAAGTGTCGAGATAAATCTTGTGTGCGGCAGACATCCCCTCGCGATTGGCGAGCATGTCGTACAGATTGATGCCCGCTTCGGTGATCTTGTCCGAGATGTACGCACCCATGCGGTTGCCGAATGTGGGCTCAAGTCCCTCGAATGGTGAAGCTTCGACGCTGCCACCACCTGCAAAACCGGGCAATGACTGACCCATACCTTCGAGCAACTCCTCGCGGGCTTCAGGCGAGATGCGGATCTTGTGGTAAGCAGGAGCTGCGAATTCTTCTAAATCCTCGAACATCACCGGTTCTATCTCCACACCCTTGACACGAGATAATGGTGCGATACCATAGTTAACCACTTCCTGGTCATAAATCGAGGTATAAGGTGCCGCATCAGTATTACGAGCAAAACCAATCGTGCGAGCAGTCGGCATGTACACCGTGTCGTGACCCTGCTCGAGCGCATGCTGAATCGCCGCCTTGAATGCAGTGGCGTGCGGCTGATGCAAAATGCCTGATGCACCTGCACGCTTCGCGGCATCCGATTGCAGCTCTTCAATCACGAAAGCGTTGGGATCTACTGGAATCTCGTGCGCCATCTTGCCGCCACCAGTGCGGAGGAATTCGTCGGTGAACACCGGCACTCTCAACGCTGGTGGATTACTGGTGCCGCGAAAATGCGCGACTAAATTTTCCTCAGACTCTGGGAAGTGACGATAACCGGGGCGGGCCTCAGGGTGTGCGACACCCTTCTCGACGTAGCCTTCCATGTACGAACCACCAGACCGAGGATTTATCAAGCGCTGATAATCACCGTACGCGTAATCACCACCTCCGGGGTATAAATCCTCATAATTCGTGCGCAGATACTCGAGGTTCGTGTCCGTCATCTGATGGTTAAACTCATCATAGTAATTCTGCAGCATACTCTTGTCGAGCTTGCCCGCATCATCAAGAATACCACGCCGGGTAAGTAAATCCTTCGTATCCGGCGACATCTGTTTTATCGCATCTTTCAATCTTGCATTATCCCAGCTAAAACTAACTAGTTCTTCGAGTAACGCTGCATCTTTTGGATGACTGGTCAGTTCCATGTACTCAGCAAACTTCTCAAAGATATCCGGATCTTCATCCACCATGCGCTGGGCCTCGACCTCCAAGTGAGCGATCGGATCGTCCGCTGCACCCTTAAGATCGACGAGATTGTATTTCGATGGTGTGAACGAGTCCTCGACGAACTGCTTAGTCACCACCTGATTCTGATCCATCGCCTTCAACGAGGCAAGTGCGCCCTCTTTGCCTTCCTTGGTGAGGCCCTTCATGCCATTGATCTGCTTGATGAAGTCGCCGACCTTCTGCTTCTCTGGGCCTTTGAGCGCCGTGGCCAACACCGAGGGTCGCAGATTCAGATTACCGACGGGTTTTACCACCATGCCAATCGGCATATTCTTAGTGGCGCGAACCAGCGGACCTGCAGCGGGTGCAAGGTTTAGTGCAGCCTCAGCCGCGCCCTTGGTGTCCTTGCTAAGCTGCCGAGCGGTGCCGGTGCCATAGGTGAGTGGCGAGCCATAATTGATGTTCTCGATGGTGCGCGTGAGCGCCGGTATCTGCATCAGATCCGAGATGATGGCAGCAGGTGGGTTCTCGTAGCCAAAAGGCTTTCGTGCGAATTCGTCCACCGACTGCAACGCCCGACCAGTGGCACCCAACAACGGGAATTTCTCCTCACGGGCGCGAAATTCTGGACCCTTGGCCGCCTTAGTATCCGCACGGCCAAAGTATTTGCTGCGCAGCGAGTCAGAGTCGTTAGATGCCATGCTTACACCGCATAAGGATTGACCCTCGGCCTGACGTCATCTGCATAGTCGTCATCAGCTGGAGGTGGATCAATGTTGATTAGGCCCATGTCACGCAGCAAGCGTAGCGCCTGCGACGTGGTATCTATTAAATCATCCCTTTCGCTCTCTGGGAAGGAGCAGATCTGCGAAACTAAGCGCTCGGCCCAGTCCCGAGGCTGACCACGCTTCAGTGTCGATTCGGGGATGTAAACCCGGCCACGCTCAATAATGTTGGCGATCAACGCCAGACGCTGCGTCTTGTCCGCTCTCCCCGGGTTGTACCCGCGAACGGGTAGTCCGGAGCGTTGCAAGTCCTGGATCAGCGACAGACCCGACGCCTTTTCCTCGATGAGCACCTGATCCACCCGCTTACCCGGGTCGCCGTAAATCGACTCGTACTCGTCGATCATTTTGCGCTTGAGGTCCGGGTAGATCATGAACTCTTCCCAGCAGTCGATCAGCATGACCGACATGGGCTTGTCTTCAGACGGACGAAATACACCCCAGACCGAGCACGCCGTCGGGTCGTTGATCGTCTTGTCGGTGTAGGCGGGGTCGTACGACTGCAAAACGTAGATGAACTCGGGGAACTCGCGGTCAGCGGGCCATAGACGGAACCAATCGCGCTTGACGATTCCATAATCTTCAGGATCAATAAGCTCGGCGTACAGCTCCTGCCGCCCGAGGCGTGTGCCTTCGTACTCCGAAATGATCTCGTCGCGAAATGTCGGGGCCAGATTGCCGAAGTTCTCATGCGTCGTGCCGGTGGTCACCAGCGTGCGGGCGTCGTCCACTAACTTGCGGATGATGGGGATGGGCTTCGGGGTCGTAGTAACGCAGCCACGTGGCTTTTGCCCGAGTCGCAGACCGAACATGAGGTTTGACCACACCGCGTCTGGATTCTTGTACTTTGCAAGCTCGTCGCACCAGAAGAGGTCGTGCTGCGGACCCCGGAGGGCTTCAGGGTCGACATCAGAATAGATGGTGGCAATCGCGCCATTTGGCCACTCCAGTCGGCGTTTCGAGGGTACGAAATTCGGCTTCATCATCGGATGCGAAATGGCCAGGATTCCAGACTCACCCTCGACCATAACGTCACGGGCGTCACCCGCGTCCTCGGCGATCAGCGCGATGCGACCAGCCAGACCATTTTCGACATGATAACGGACGAATTCGGCACCACATCGGGTTTTGCCCCAGCCACGGCCAGCGAGGATCATCCAGATGGTCCACCAATCATGCTCGACCGGTACCCGCTGGTTGCCCCTTGCCCATGTATGCCAATCATAAAACAGTTCAAGCGCCTCGGCGTCGGTGAGTTCAGACACGAACTCATCCATGTTCGAGGGGTCAATTATCGTCTGAACTTTCTGCTTTGGCTTTTGCCTTGAGACGTTCGGTGAGCCGGTCACGCAATCCCTCTATGTTTACGTTGGTCTCAACCGAACCGGAGTGGTTCATGTTGATGTCCTGCTTGCGGAATTTAGCATCATACCCCATGAGGGTAAACTGCAAAAGCGTATCCGAGAATTTCTTGACCGTTTCGCCGGTCTTCAAGCCCTGATGGACCAGCGGCTCGTCGTGGCCGATGGCGGCTCGCCGGTAGGCTTCCTCGCGCAGCGATTCGACCATTTCGGCTTGAACCGAGTCAACCAGACTGCTAAATGTGGGGTAGATTTCGCGCCACTTGATGATCGTCATGGCGGAGACGCCGACCTTGCGATACCCGGCACTCAATGAAAAACGACGCTCACCCTTGTCATTGGCACCCCGATACTCCGACAAAATCTGGAGCATCAACCATGCGCGGGTCTCCTCGCGCTTCTTCAAAATGCCTTCGGCCTTGACCGTCGGGTCAATGCAAGCGAGCGAATTGGGGAGATGAGATGACGAACCTTCGTCTAAACGTGCGCGTCCAGCCACGATGTCGGCGTACAGATCTGCCAGTCTAACCCCGGCTCGCTCTTCGTGATAGGCGACAGTTTCGGCACCCAACTCGTCGAATGTGATGAGTTCATATTTAGCCATGGGGCGAATTAAACCACCACAATCGGATATTGTCAATTATCTAATAATATGGATCAAGTCTGTATACACCAGCTGGAACAATCATTCACGTCGTTTATAATGCTGCGGTGCATATATTCACGTCGTTTATAGACCTTAACACTTTGATAACGATTTTGTATCCGTTGTATCCGTATTATCAGTCTACTAACGGATACAAGAAGTTAGCGACCACTAACTCCAGGCGCGAATTCCCACGCGGGTGCGGAAGAACCCAGAATTCTTTGTATCCGTTGTATATACCGTTCCGCCGTCTAGGCGTATTTCTGTCGCAAGTCTGCGACAGGACAATACCCCCATGCGCGCGTGTAACAGCGGATACAGATCGCCTTCTTTTCGACTGGGAGAGGGTGTTCCATGAGGTGTTCCATGAGGGGGGTCTGGACCGGATACAGCGGATACAGACTTCGGTGATACTTTGTTGCGCCGCACCAAGACCTACGGTACGGACTCCCGGGGAGGGAGTGCTCGAATTCTACCGCGCTCTAAGCAGCGCGTCAATGATGTCCAGATCACTCGCCTTTTGCAGGTCCACCTGTACCGACGACAGCCTGAACTCCGTCCCGTTTAGCCCTTCGAACAGCGCCAGCGCTTGGCGGGCCGGGAACACGTAGGCGAAGTCGTGCACCCGAACGATGATCCACGACCGGGTGCCGAAGTCCCGGTGGGTCCAGTGCCAGTTGGCTTGCCACGCGGTGTAGTGTGGCACCTTCACCGTGGTCTTGGCCGATTTCGGAAAGTCCGGCAGCACCTTGAGTTCGATCCACCCGTGTAGCTGTGGCGAGACGCCGAAGTAGACATCCGGCATCCCTTGCAGTATTTTGTTCTCGACACGATCCGCCCTCCACCGACCGGTCATGATACCGGACAGCTTGTCCCACAACGCTTGCTCTGGTTTCCTCATACCCACGGGAGCCTCTCCTTGGTACTTTCCTTGCGTTTGAATGATTGGGTAGCTATATTAGTAGCTGGTAGCTATCCAGAAGCGCTTTTCGGGCCTCTTCTGGCGTTGAACCCGCTTTCATGGGCGATTGTTTGTCACCTTGATAATCCACGAAGTAGGCCAGATGCGAACATCCGTCTTCACCCGGCACGATTTTAACATCTAGACCGGACGTCATTTCGATCGCCTCGCAGTCTGGGCACTGCAAAAGGCTTCCATCGCTGGACGATGGGTCCCCTACCCTCTGGACCTCCTCATCCCAGCAGATGGAGCCACATTCGAGGCACCGTGAGAATTCAAACTTATGCATTTTGCGCCTCCGGCAGGTAGGCCACCCACTCCCATGTCGTGTCGGTCCCGGCGGTGAACTGCCCGAGGCAGAAGCAGACCGGACGGTCGAATGTCACCTCGCGGCCATTGCGGTCCTCGACTCGGGTCGCGATCGACCATTGGGTGTCGGTATTGTGCTTGGGTAGAGCGCATTTCGCGCCCTTCATGTTCGAATAGCCGTGGAATCTCGGCATTTCGCAGATCAGCTGACCACGCTTGCCGGTGGTAGGGTCGAATTCGAATACTTTCATGGTCGTTCTCCTCTATCGTCTATTAAGCGGTGGCTTTGGATTCTTCGATGAATGCTCGGGCTTGCTGGATGCGGCGCTCCATACCATGCATCGCGAGCCAGAGGTCGCAGCGCTTGACTGCCTTCTCCGTGCACATTTTGTACAGCATGATTTGGTATTCACCATCGAATCCGTGTTGTGGCAGATTGAGTGTGCCCACGGTCTCGGCGATCGTCGCGCTCAGACGGAGGTACTCGGCCACCAAACCATTCGGGTTGAATGCATGGAATTGTGCCCTCTGGCGGTTGGACCAGCTGGGCTTGGTGCAGGTCGCGATTTCGGTAACTGTCTTGAGCTTTGCCATTTTGCTTCTCCTCTATCGTCTATCCGGTGAAATCCACCGTGAGACAAATTATACCACCCGTAGCATAGGCTGTCAAGTATTTCGCGAATGCCACCGCCAGAAGACCAAGACCATTAGCAAGATGATAACACCAGTCGTGATGAGACCCCCGGCCAAGGCGAGGGTGAGCACGGTCATCACGTGGAGGCTCATGCGTCTTCTCGGATCTTCCGGCCACGCTTCGGCTTCGGTGTGGCCTCAGCATCTGCCGGGGATTCCGTGGCCTCGGGAACTACCTCGACGGACTCGGGAGACACATCTTCGGGTGTATCGATTTGCGGGTTCACCGGATGCTCAATGGTCCGAATAATCACCCCTGATTTACATACTCCGGGCCACTTGCAGCGGTCGGTACAGGCATTGGCGGGGTTGTAAATCGCCGCTTTACAGTTCTGCATTTTGCACTCCTCAGTTACGTTGTGAAGGGATTCGTTCAAGGATCGCGGTCGCCATCCGGGTGAGATCTGGTTCATCTGACCATTCAGACACCATGCGGGCACAAGCTTCGCGTTCCATCACGACTGCGGTCTTCGACGCTTCGATCGCCATTGCCATGATCTCGGCTTTGGCAATGACTAGCGCCTCGTCGAATTCCTTCTGTGTGAACAGCGTGGACTGGGTACCTTTTGCTAGAAACGCCTTTTGAAAGTCCGACATTTCGCTCATCCGAATATCTCCTTAAGTTCCTCGTAGATCCTGCGGGCCTCGGCCAGCGGCAGCGCTTGAACGTCGATTAGACCGACGACCGGTTGGACTGGTTCCTCGGATTTTACCACATCGAGTGTACTTACCGAAGGTGCGTTATAGGCTGCATATGGCAGGATCTCGAATTCGGCGGTAGTCACCGCGTATTCGAACACCGTTTTGCGACCGACACCCCGGTAGGGCTTGTGCAGGACCGGTCGATGCTTCATCATCCCACGCATCACCATATCGCGCAGCTCAGTCCGAACGTGGGTGATTTTTTCGTTCAGCGCGGTCGCGATTTCGCGTGAAGTCTTATTCGGATGATCCCGCAGCCAGTTCCAGATCCGACGCTTGATCGGCACTTTTATTCCAGCTTCCTTCAGTGCGGTTTTGATGATGTTCATGTGTTCTTCTCCTTTAGCTTGGCTTCTGTCATCGCTACGCACTCCGGCCCGTTGTTTGATTCCCACGCCAAGAATGTTCGCTCCTCATCCGTCAGCCCCACCCATGGGCGTTTACAGTACGTCACGATAAACTTGCGAACGATTAACCCAAAGATGACGCCGCAGCCGACATAGACCATGTCCATCAAGAATTGGTTATCCATCTCCCAACTCCAAGAGAGTCTTCTCGCATCGCTTCAAGTACCACAGCGCATCAGCTCCATCTGCCATCGACGCGGCGAAGTACTCGTTCCCGTCTTTGTCTATGCCAGCAATGACAACGCGCTCTAGCTTACCGATAGCGCCCTTCAGCACTACGTCAGGATCAATGTCCAGCCGAGTAATGCCGCCGAATGGGATTACGTTGTCAGTCATTCTTCCTCCCGAATCACAGCTTTCAATATCAGCGGGGTCTTTGGGTTAATCGGAATCACGCCGATATGCGGGTCTAACCATTCCTTAAACTCAATCTTGATCTCTTGCGGCTCAGGCTGCGCTAGTCGGGCGCGAAGTGACCTGATAGATTCAAACATCTCGTCTGATATGTCGTTTGGAAAGTTCAGCATCGCATCCAACGCTTGCTGCATCAGTTCTCGGTCAGTCATAGCGGCTCCCCGTTATCCTCAGCGGCTTTGTTCAGGTTGTGCATGACGCGCCCCTCCGCTTTATTAATCGCGGCTAATACCTTGTCCTGAAACCCGGTTCCTTCGCCAGAAGATAGCCAAAGCTCCACGGCATAAAGCGCATTCAACATCTCCGCATTCATCTCATGTAGTCGGCGTAGTTCATCGGAAATATGCTTGAGCGTAATTCCATGCACCCACTCCGCGCTAAGGTATAAATCCAGCGCATCAGCCAGCCTCAATGCTTCTGATTGTTTGTCAGTCATTTTTTCTCCGCGATGTAAATTAGGTTGAACTTGATGAACTCAAGCACCCCCACTATTTCACCAACAGTCAACCTGCCATCTGTAGCATCTATTAAATTACTAATGTCTTCTTGAAGCTTGGCTAAAGAATCGCCCAGATCATTAAGCTTTCCTTCAATTACTTTCATTGTTCTCTCCTTGCGCGAATCGCAAAGGCAGCATCAAAGCATCCGTTGCGCCATGTCTTGTTCATGTTTCCGTCTATGTTGCCCATATCTTCTGCCACCTTCGCACACGCCTCACGCTCCGCTGCTGCGACTAGGTTGGCAAAGCGTTCAACTTCTTCCCATGTCCATTCAACACCGCCATCCCACGCAGGTTCACCACAGGCTTCCCGCGCCATGCGGATAATGTCATCTCTGTTCATTTAAGTCTCTCGTAATACACATACGAATTCTTTGGATTGCTTTTATATATGCTTTCACTCTTGCGGTCCAGACAGCTTTTGCAGATCCAGCGACGGCTCTTGGTGGACACCCGCACGATACCGCCTTCAAGCTTCCGCACCGCCTGACATGACGTGCAGAATTTTACTTTTTCCGCGTCAGAAATGCCCATGAGTACACTCCAGTGTGAATGATCCCGACTGCATAGGTCAGAAATTCGTATTTATTCATCGCCGAGCTTGATCACGTCGATCGGCGTGTCCGGATACATACGTCCGTGTGTTTCGATCATGAGGATCATCTGTTCAAGTTCGCCCCGGGTATAAAACCCGGCTTCAAGCGTCACGCCATTGCCGCTGTACATTTTGCAGCCGAGGACGCTCGGGTTCGATTCGTGGTTCATTGTTCATCTCCTCGCACCAGTAGCCGTGCCAATCAATCAGCGCGGGTCGACCACTGGGGCATAATAAGGGGTTGGGATCGGGCTTCGGGTTGTGGCCGTCGTGGAATCCGACGTTCCATATGTACACCAACGCGCAGAGGGTGAGTATCAGTTTCATCACTGACCCTTAGTCAGGTAGAAAGTAACTTCCGCACAGCATTGCGCACTCGCATGGTAGCGACGCCGCCGTTCGGGGCAGATAGATATAGATCATGCGGCAGATCGAACTTGTCGCACAACTCAGGCAAAGACAGATCCGGAATGTCGATCTCGGGTTTTACATTTCGCTCTATCTTTTCTTTCACTACTTTTGCTTTGCCGACGATCTCACCGGCTAGGACCGCCACCCCAGATTCGGTCACGTATTCGTGCCGATTCACCCGGGCATACTCACCTTTTACCCACCATGGGACATAATCAGGCCCCGAGATCGGGGCATGGGCGTCAAGCGCCGCTTGGACCTCAGGCATTCCCATATACGATCGCCTCCAACGCTTTGAACAGGTCATAATCGTCGTATTCGACGCCCATCGGCTGCTCGAATGACGCTTGCAGCCCGAACTCCGACCGAACCGCCCAGAAGCGGACCACGACGCCATCATACAGCATCTCGCCCTCGAATTCGCCCTTGAATATGCGGATCTTATTCATCGCCGTACTCCCGCTCATAATTTTCCCACGCCGCGTCTGCGCGTGCAATAGCTTTCGCATCCTCGACCAGAATGCTGATCATATTCGACGCTTCCTCGGGGTTATCCCATACCCACGTACCGGGCACGGTGATGTACGGATGGCCAATGGTGAACCGTCCGTCGGGTAGTGTCTTCACAGTGTAATTCATGATGTCCTCTCTATCGTCTATCGGGGTGCCAGAATCCCAGCACCCCAATTATACCACGGGTAAAATAGGCTGTCAATCCCCACGGAGCGCCTTCCGGACCAGATTGCCGAGGTTCATGCGCTGCATCCCGAGATTCAGGCCCGCATACTTGGCGCGGAGCGCCTTCTCGTCAGTCTTGCAGGTCTTGGCCGCGAACGTGTATACCTCGTCGATCGTCATGGCCCGCATCTTCGATGCCACCTCGTCGCCGCAGTCCAGCGCCCGCTTCAGACCGCCGTCCGAGCGAGTGACGCGAGTGGATACGTATTGCAGCAGGTAGAGCGAGTCCACCTTGCCATTCTTGCGGGTGTTGATGTCGATCGGCTTCTTCTCACGTGCCGCCTTGGGTGGTGCCTTTTGCGCGTGTTTTACTTCCTTCACGCTGGAGATTTCGGAATTGCGCACTTTTTTCTGCCCTCCTTGGAGCCGGATGGTGGACCACCCGCCATTGATCATGAGCACTTCGACTTGTTCGCCAGATTTGTAGGTAGCTACTCTCATTTTCTCTATCCTCTATTTAATACGGCAAAATTACCGTAAGACCAATTATACTACGGGTGATGTACCCTTGTCAAGTACTTTTGCATTTTGCGTGGTCAGCGGGTCGAAGTTGAATTCGCACAGCTTTCCAAGGTGGTGGGCCGCACCCTCGCCGAACCACTCGTCGTACAGCTTCTCAACCATGGCCAGAGACATCGAGCTGAAATCCGGCAGATCGACGTCGGGCGACAGGTCTTCGGCCTCCATTTCCAGGATCTTCTTCTCCATCCACACGCGACGCATTTTGCGAGACATTCCCATGATACCTCCTCTATCGACTATTGAACGAACCAGACCACTATCACACAGACTGCTACTATCGCCATCCACTCGCCGTGCATCTTCCAGAAGTCTTCCGCGTGGCGCGAGGTACCGAGCAGCATCTGTTGGACCTGCATCTCCTCATCGGTCAACGGGACTGCCGGTGGTACGTACCGGCTTCCGATCTTCACCTTGCCGGTGTCGTAGGGGACTACCGGCGGGCGGTTGGTGCTGAATGTGCCATCATCATTCATTATACAAGCTCCATCGTCTTGATGTTCATCTGCTCAGACGCCTTCATGAACTCGGGCAGCTTCTTCGGGCCGATAAACGCACGGACCTTTTCAGTATCCATGATCATCTTCGATGTGAACGTGATCTCGACTGCGCAGTTCTTAGACGAGTAGGTCGCGGCACCACCGTCGCGGAAGGCGTCTTTCAACTCCTTCTCGCGGGCAGTAAGTGCACGGAGCTTCTCGCGGATCGTGACCAGTTCATCTACCATGTCTGCGGTGATTACCACTTTCGACTTTGCCATTTTACCCTCTATTCTCTATATCCGGGAAGTCCCCGTAAGACAAATTATAGCACCGGTGAGATAGTCTGTCAAGTATTTACCACGCATCCCGGTCAAGCGTTGTCGGCTTGATAACATCGGGCTTGCCGGAGTCGTCGAGACGGATGTCCACCTCCTCGAATGCGGCCCGGATTTCGCGGGACAGCTCGTCCTGTCGCAGACGGTCAACGACTAACTGAGCATAACCCACGATATCCACCCATGAGTCCATGTATTTCGGGTCTCCGTTTAGAATGCGAGCGATTTTGTGCTGGATCATCTCAAGCGATTCCTGCATGTAGGAGTCTAGTTTATCCCACGAGCGACCAGTGCGCATCGTGTTCTTAAGATCTACCGATAACTGCGCGTGATAGCGGAAGTCACCATACTTGGCTGCGCGATCATTTAGCGTTTTTTTGATGTCCGTCATCTAACTTCTCCCGAGTAGTGAATCGAAATTGACACTTTGGTGCTTTGCATTCACGCCGACGACGTATCGTATTATCGGCGTTATTGTAAGTCATAAGCACGTGTGTGGGCTTGCCACACTTGATGCATTTCATATACCCAGCTCCTTTCGTACTTCGTACATTCCTGATCGAATGTCGAGATTCAGGTGCTCTTCCTCATATTTATCAATCATTTCGTACATAATCTCGTACAGGCCAGACAAGACGTGCTTCGCATGGTCACCGATTCCATTATCTTTCAGGAACCAGATCGCTTCGAGTATGTCTGCGAGTTTCACGATTACACCGATTGTAGAAGATTCAGCGAATCT